CTCGGCCGTTGGCGGGGTGCCTTTCATGAAGCACACGCGCTCGTACAGCCCGTTGGCCACCGCATCGTCAAACGTCACGGTCACCACAGTGGCATCGGTGCCATAGCGTCCGGCCTCGATATCGCGGCAGAACTGCGCGAACGGGTTGTTCTTGCCGTTGTGCGAGCTGATCACTGTGATCTTGCCGCCCCAGATCAACAAGGCCGTGGCTGCGTCGAGCACGCCCTGCACATCCGGGTGGAATGCCGCCTCATCAATCACCACATGGCCCTGCAGGCCCCGTATGTTGGCCGGGCGGCTCGACAGCGCACAGACCTGGAAGCCGCTGGCAAAGCGGATGCGGTAGGCCGTGATGTGGCGCGTGCGCCCATCCTCGGTCTGGTCCTCAAACAGGAACTCCTCCACGCCCGACACGCCCTGACCCTGCGCCTGGGCGATCACCCGGGCGAACTTGGCGCAGTAGCCAATCGCCTCCAGGCCCTTTTCCTTCGTGTCCCCGATGTAGAACACGTTGTCGCCGCCAGCCGACTTGCGCGCAGCCGCCACCAGCGTCTTGTCCAGCATGGTGCCAAAGGTAATGCCGGTGCGCCGGCCCTTGGGCACCGCAATGATGGATGCGGTCAGCGCCGCCACCTGGCGCTGGTGCAGCATCAGTACGCCGTCTTCTAGAGGGTTGAACCCCTCCTGAATCGTGCGCACACTGGCGGGCAAGTCGTCCCATTCCAGCACGCGCAGCGTGGAGGCGAGGGGTTGGACGATGGAGGCCATCAGGCTTTGATCCCCAGGAACTTTTGCCGCCAGAAGTCCACCTGGGCTTCGTCCATACCCTGGGCCTTGGCCACTTCCTGCAGGTTGACTTCCTGTTCGGCCAGCAGTTTCTTGCGCGCGGCCTCTTCAATGCTGGCCTGGAACCGCTTCAGGTCAATGCTGGCACGCGCCATGGCAGCGGATTCCTTGCCCACTTTGGACAGCAACGCCACGCGCTCGGCCGGGTCGGCCTCGTCCTGGGTGTCCATCAGTGCCCGCAGACCGCGAATCATGCCAGTTTGAAGCAAAGCCAGCATGGCCTCGGTGCGCGTGTCCCGCTCATCCGCGCCGCCCTCGCTGAGCTGCATGGCGGCTTCGGTCTCGCTGCGGATCTGTGCCCGCTGGCGCTCGATGTCGCTACCCCAGCGTTGCAGTGAGCTTTTGCTGATGGCATAGCCCTTTTCCTTCAGCAGATCGGCCAGCAGCTCATACCCGCCATAGCCCGACTCCTCAAGCGCCCGCTCAAGCCAGCGCCGCACATCCTGCGGAAGCTTTGAAACCTCTGATCTGCGCGGCATGTCACTCATTCCAGTAGATCGGGGGCCGCGCAATGCCAGGCTCACAATCAATCGTGTACTCGGCAATGTCCACGCCATAGCGGCTCAGGTCCGCAAACCACATCCCGCTGGGTTGTTTCACCAGTTCCACCAGATCGCGGTCATGCAGGTAGTCCAGCTCGCGCTGAATTTCCAGGGCCGTTGCATCGGCATACACGCCACGCATCACCTCCAGCAGCCAGTGCGCGCTGCTTGTGTGTGGGCGTGCCTTGTTGAGCGTGTCGAGCAACCTCCAGCGCATTGACTCGCGGCGAATTTTTGTCATATCAACCATTGTTTTGAACTCCTGCTTTGAGAAAGGTCTGAATCTGTTGTTGGAGCAACTCAATGCGGCTGTACAGCGCATCCTGTTTGGCTTCCATCACCGTCTGGCCACGGATGTAGTCTTCGCGGCGCACGTAGTGCAGTGGCAATTCGGCCTTGAGCGTGAGCAGCTCCCGCTCCACACGCTGCCACTGCGCCGCGTCCAGCTTGAAGGCAGAGTCCAGCGCCGTCAGGCGCATATTGATTTGCTCGTACTGGGCCTTGCTACTCGCATCCAGCGTTTCGAAGCGGGCCTGCAGGTCGCGCTTGATTGAGCGCTCAAACAGGACTGCGATGAATTTGATCAGCGTCGCAATGCAAGTCAGGATTGCAATGGAGATGGCGATCAGGTTGGTAATGTTCAGTTCAATGCTCATGGGGTGCGATCGCCGATTGCGGGTGAAGTTGGAGCGGGCGGATTCGGGTGCCAGTCAATCAAGGTGTCAAGCCTGCCTCTGCAGATTTCGTACTGGGCTCCGGCGTCAATGGCCCATCCGGTGATGTCGGCGTCTGTGGCGCTGAGGACTTGGTCGTCGGGATGGGTGGCAGCGGTTGCACCCGTTGCAACAGGGCCGCTGGGGGCCGAGGGCATGCCTGCGACGCGGAGCCCTGCGGCGCTGTTGAGCAAGCGCAGAGCAGGCCCGTCAAGGCAAAGGCGGCCAGTTGTAGCTTGGGCAATGGCATCGTGTTTCTCCCGGGAAAGTTGGTTGATTTGGTCCTCGCGCTTCAGCAACGTCTGGGTCAGTTCGTCGCCGCGTGCATTGGCAACCTGCAGGCGGGATATGGTGTCCTCGCTGGCGCGCAGTAGTTGGCGGGTGCGGTCCCGATCGGCTTCGGCCAGCTTGACCAGGAGCGGCGCTTGCGCCGTGTGCCAGACCGCGCTGCCGGCCGCAGCAAGCGCCACGCCGACCAGGACCAGCTTGGGAAGGGTCAGGATGGAGCTGCTCATATGCCTGGCCCCCAATGGGCATACAACGGCTGCAGGATCTGCAGGATGCGTTGTGGGTAGGCCCTGTTCTCGCGCCAATTTGCAGCACCGCGACCTGCGTTGACGCGCTCTACCGAGCCAAACCAAACCAGCGGATCAAGCCCCTTACTTGACGCCAGCAATTTGTCGCGGTTAACCCATCCCAGGCCGCCGTTGTAGGCAGAAAGCGCGAAGGCCATGCGGTTGCGTGCATCGGTAGACCGAACCCGGTCATACAGCCACTTGTCGTAGCCAACCAGAGCCTGCAGCGCCCAGACCGGATTGCGCGGCTGGCATTGGTCGGGCGGCATGTCGTTGATCTGGCACCACCAGGTGGCTGTGCCGGGCATGAATTGCCCCATGCCCACAGCACCCACCTTGCTGACGGCTGATGGGTTCCAGCCGCTCTCCTGGTGCACCTGGGCGGCCAGGGCTGCGATGGGGGCGTCCAGGCCCCAATGCGCATGCGCGGCGCGCACCAGGTCGGCGCGGTAGCGGACGGCCGCACTGGGCACCTGCTGGGCGTAGGTAGACATGGCCCCGCTGAATGCCGCCACCATGGTGGCAACCTGCAGGACGCGCAACAACAGCAGGACCAACCAGGCACCCGAAGCCATGAACTTGTCGATGGCGGGCTGCATCATGCCCCCAGGCCCATGGTCAGCATGGCGCAGCCGATGATGATGGCCCGGCGCAGCATGGACACGCCAGCCAACAGCAGCATGGAGCTGTCCCACACGTCAATGCTCGCCTCGTTGTCATGCTGAAGGCCGAACTCCATGGCGCCATTTCCATCGCCGCCCGCGAGTTGATCCGCGTGCAAAAACCAGTCAGGCCGCGCGTACGGAAAGATGGACCGGTCCAGCCAGTAGCCGACCACGGCCGCCAGCGACACCAGGCTCAGCTTGTACAGGCTCACCGGCAGCTGGTGCGGAGCAATCGCCCACACGCTGATCAGCAGCGAGATGGTTATGAAAAGCCAGCCGCTCAGTCGCGGCAGGCGCTGCAGGAAGTGGGGTGTTGAGGTGTTCATGGCGCGACTGTGCCGCGCGCGCGCGAAGGGGAATAAATGATGCGTATCAGTTATTGGCAAGACGCATCGCCCCCGACACTGAAGCCTCACTTTCAGCCAACACCAACCTAAAGGACCAGCGATGAAACTACCCGATATTGAAGCGGTCAGCGCAGCAGTTCATGCCGCCTGGATGGCGTCAAAGCGCGAACAAGGCGTGACCACCCGCCAAGCCGAAGACGGTGAGGAACTGATGGTTCCCTACGTGGCACTCAGCGAAAAAGCGAAGGATCTGGATCGCAATTCGGTGCGTGCCGTGTATGCGGCCATCGACCAGGTGAAGACGCAATCCGATCCGGTGCTGTTCCCGATGGAGCGGTCAACCGCTGATGCCCTGGTGCGCATCATCCAGAAAATCGACGAACAGATCACGGCTGAGATTTGAAACACGGAGTGGCAATGTTCAAAAACCTATCCATTTACCGCTTGGTGTCAGGCTGGCCGACCACGGTAGAGCCCCTGGAAGTCGCTCTGCGGGCGGCACCGTTCGCTACGTGCGGCGCGACACAGGAAAAGTCGGTCGGTTGGGTTGAGCCGCGCGGCCACGCCCACGGCCCGCTGGTCGAGGCGGTTGGCGGCCAGTGGCTGCTCAAGCTGGCCATGGAGGTCAAGAGCATTCCGAGCTCGGTCATCAAGCGCAAGGTGCAGGACCAGGTGGACCACATCGCGGCCAGCACCGGGCGCAAGCCGGGCAAGAAGGAAAAACGCGAGATCAGCGACGAGGTGCGCCTGTCCCTGCTGCCCATGGCCTTCACCAAGCAATCCAGCGTGCAGGTCTGGGTCGATCCCAAGGCCGGTCTGTTGCTGACCGATGCCGGTAGCCAGGCCAAGGCCGATGAGGTCATGACCTGCCTGATCAAGGCGGTGGACGGCCTGGTAGTGCAACTGGTCAACACCCAGACCTCACCGGCCGCGGCCATG